ATGGGCGACGGCCTACCCTATATCCCCGGGAAGGTGGTTCCGTCGTTTCGCGAACACGATTTCGACCTATAGCAGGGCGCCGACAGTTTCGGCGATCTCCCCGATCATGGGTCCGAGGTCCTTCGCTAGACCCCAAGCCCCTTTGGCGACATCGACACCCGAGCGGATTTGCTTGAGTAAATCTTGTCCCCACCCAGGACTGGTGGCCACGGATACGGGCTGTGCTTGCGAGATCTGGTACATATTCGCAACCAGCGCGGGGCTGTATGCCGCGGCGGGTGTGGCAGGCACAATGGAGTTGACCGGCGCGCCCACTCCCTCGATATGGTAAACATACTCCAACTCAATGCAATTGGCATTAGCTGGGAGTCCTTCGAGCAAGAGGGCTTTGGCGCACCAACCATTCGTAGTTAGAACGTTACCCGCGGCCCCCGCCGTGTTAAACGCAGCGGGGAGCCCCGAGTCGACGTAGTTCTCGCTTTGAACGGAGATGCGTCGAAAGCTGGCCTGAATACCCTCCTCCATTAGCTGGAGCATCGTGTACTCCTGATAAAGCTGGGCATTAGCTGTAGCTTGGGCAATAGTGGTCGGCAATTGATCCAGAGCGTTGACAAAGTTGACCGTATCCATAGGCACGTCGACGACGTAAATACGGCCGGTCATATTGTTGATGGAACCGTCGCACTTTAGGCGGATGCCTGCGGTGACGACGCGATACATGGAAAAGGCGGACTTGAAAGAAGCCCAATTGGAGATGGTGAGTCCGCTAGCGGTTCCTGCGTTCCAGGCGTAGGGCTGAGCATAAGTACCTGCGGGCGCATTCGGGATGACGAGGAAGTTCTGGCCATAGGGGGTGAGCGCGCACGCAATTCTACCATTGGGGTCGGCAACGAGTCGAGTTGAACCGGAGACGGAGAAAGCGACACTGGGGAACGCGCACTGATCTGGGAGCTTGATACCCGAGACAGTCGGATCAAACGGATCGAGATGCGCCCGGAACAACGGGACACGCGAGATGATGCTTTTCGGCTTCGACGACCGCGTGGTCTTACGAAGGTTCTTCTTGGCAGCCACGAGAGCATCGTTCGTGACAAGCTTGCCAAGGCGCCCTTGAGGGCGCTGAGAGTTCTTCTTAGTAGTAGGGCGATTGGATGGAATGAGATGAGCCCGGCAAGACGGGAAGCCTCCAAAGCGACCAGTCTCGAACATTCGAAAATGATGTTTAACGCCTCCGGCGCGGCGGGGACAGACAGATAGCGACCAGTGACGACAAAAACCGTAGCATTGCGCCATCCGAATGTCTTGGAAAATGGGATGAAACCTGATCTGAGCATGAGAAGTTCGGGTGCGGCCACTCCCAACTCTACAAGAACGTGAGCCAGCGACGCCATCAACCGGTGCCCACCCGCCCACTGCAAGGCGGGCGTGAAGACAGGGAAGTTGATGCCGTAGACAGCAAAGACATTATTGGAGGCGTGAAGGGAGAGGGCAGCGATGAAACCCGCTGGGCCATAGGCACACATGAAAACGTAGCCAAACCACGCCATGAAGAAATGGATACCAAATCTCACGGCAAACTCCACAAGATCGATCCCCAACATGTTGCTCGATTCAAAAGCAGCGATCACGGTACTGACAATTGCCATATACACGTAGCTAATAATCGTCACAACCCATGAGGGGAGGAATGAAAAGGCGAATAGGAGAATGAAAGGAATGAGGAGCTTGCTAGCCTCCTCAGAAAGCGGAGCACCAACTCCCACTCGCAGGATCTGCTCAACGCGCGATGGGGCCGGAGTCTGGCTAGGCATGGACAAGGTCCAGGCGCGCTCAGGCGTCTGGGACAAGTCCTGCGGGATGCCAAGTGCATCGCTATACAACCCCGTGCGCACAGGGTCGCAGCTGCCGACGTCAACGGCCATAATTTTCTCCATCACGGGATGCACCAACATGTCCTCGCGCTTGAGCTCACGCAAGAACGTCCTAAAATCCTCGAACTCGTCCCGAGTGAGGGAGTACAGACCGCAAACGTACTCTATTGTCGATGCATCATATTCGTGCGTAGACTCGTAAACCGACCAGTTCTTCTGGTTGAATTTCGAGTTAGTGATCGCGGACTTGCCATCAGTCCAGCGGAGCACCGACTCGCAATATTCCCTCACAAATGGGACATGCGAATCAGTGGCCAGCCGGCCGAGAGCATCACCGCGGAACACAGCGAGCCTCTTCTTCGCGGAACATCTGCGCTGATGTACCCCATACGGCACAGAATGCGTCCAATCATCACCCCGGGGATAAGTTCCCCCCCGACGGGGTAGTCGCGCTGGCGCAAAAAGATGCAGCCGGGCTCGAGCTTCTCCAACCGTCCAAGGCGGCGGCCGGATGCAATGATGTGTTGTTCAGAGAGAGCTCGAGGACAGGCAAGATCAAGGTCGTCCCCCGAAGACATCACTGCACCGACCTGGTCCGTGGTGGCGATGTACCAGAGGCCCTCGCGGGCCCGGTTGAGGGAATTGCCAAGAGTGGTAGTGGCACGACCTGAGAGCTCAGGGCTCTGCCCGGCCTCTATATTGGAACGCGGCAACTTGTACTTGTAACCGTGCTTGACCAGAACACCTTGGACCTCGTCGTAGGTGGCTTCCACGACGGCCAGGCCGACGGGCGCAAACCCAAGGACGCTCGCGCAGACACGGGCCACATTGGCCTGTCCCACACGACGCGTCGTCGAGTCGTAAGCGCTACCATCAAGAGACTGGATTTGGTACCCATTCTCGATTTGCCTCTTATGCCAACGCCCGCGTGCCTCGGCCGTCATCATCGATCCGATCACGATCGGGCAATCAGGATTTCCGAAGACAGGCTTCAGCGCCTTGTAGACGCTCTTCACCACGCGCGCGGTGATAATCGAGTATCCAAGGAGGAATCCCTGGATGAGGCGAGGATCGATAGTGGCCTTGTTACCGAGGTTCTCACGCTTGCTGAAAGCCTGCACGACACGGAGATGAGACTCGGTCAACCACTTCTCTTCGCAGCCATCGATTTCCGGGATAAGCAGGCGAGCCTGCCTCTTCTGCGCCCCGGACCAGGGCATGGAGTCAATCGTCTCCCTGTACGACATGACCTTCGCCTCAACGCCACTCATTGCCATCATCTGGTCGAAGATGGAGTGGAAATGGCGCCAAGAGCGTGACTCCTCGTCCTCGTCGACCTCTGCGATCGGTGCAGTCACGAGACGCGTCTGCAACGCCGACAGTGTCGAAACGAAGTCGGTGGCTACAACCTGGGGGGCCACATTCGGATGAACTGGCCCACATTGAACAGCGGCGGGGCGACGCTCGAAAGTGCGGATAAGAGCCAAGTTAATGTCCCTTGGGTCCGCAAAATACGTCACGGGCTTAGACGTCCACCCCTCCGCGGAGATATCATAAATAATGTCTCCAAGCGCCAACGCCGGCGTCAAGCGGACATTCGCCAGCAGGTCCCGCAGGGTTGCACCCAGTCCGTCCGCACGGAGCAGGGCTTCCTTGAGGATCTCGTCCACTTCACCATTCTGATTGAGATGGCGCAACGTCGCGATCGCGATCTTGCCATACGGACCAAACTCCGCGAGCTTGAGGTTCGTAATGGGCCACTCCACACAATGACCATCGACGACGCTAGCATCGGACGTCTTGCAGACATCCTAAAACAGCGACTCGAACTCACTGAGATACTTGCTGGGCTCCAAGCCGCAAGAGCGGCAAGCCCAAACAAACTTGACGATGAGTGACTGGCGCAACGCCTGGTCGCGGGGCTTCCCACGAGCAGCGTGCACAAGGTAGGCAAGCAGCGTTTGGCGCTCTCCCTTGGCCAACGATCCAGTCGACTTGGCTTTCGCCCACGGCACCACCGGCGAGTCGTATCGCCGCAAAACAATGCCGTCGTCGGACGACGCGATGATGGACGCGTCGAACGGCAACTCGAACGTGGAAGGGCCGACCCGAACGTACCCCGTCTTGGCGTCATACGCAGACACATAGAAGTAATCGTTCATGTGGGGTCCGAGGCGCAGAATGCCTCGAGGGACAGCATCCCCCTTTTCGTCGACATCGTTGAAGGTCTCGAAAGTCGACGACACCATGCCCATAATGCCAAAGAAGGGCGATTCGGTGTCGGGGTTGAGCTTCTGCAAAGCACAGAGCCAGTGGTAGGCGCCTGTCTCATGTGGATTCGCAGTGACGACGCCAGTGCGGTAGTCGTCGGTAAAGGCACAAGTCTTCCCGTACTTGGCCTGAAGGTCAGAGGCCTTGAAATTGCGAACGTAGTATCGCACCGTAGTGTCTTCGACGGTTTGCTCGACAGACTCATCCTCGGAGAGGAGACAGATGTCCTTCTCATCGAGGTAATTGTCCATGCGAGCCTGGCTCTTACCCAGCTCGCGCAACCTAGACTCATTCTGGCGCTTGATCTTGCGCTGCTCCTTAGCCTGCTCCTTGGCAACCTTATGATCCTTGGAC